TGCGCGAACCGGTGCGGTTGGATGTGGTGGACGATGGTTGCGGGCCTGCCGCACCGGGCGCAGCGGGGAGTGGCCGCGAGGAAATCCTTGCGGGCAGCGGTCCACTTGCTGCCGTAGCCACGAGCGGCGGCGTTTGGGCGGCGTGCGTCGGCGGTGGCCTTGGACGCCTGCCGCTGACGAGCATGACAGGGACAGAGCGTCCCGGCCGGCGAGATGACGCCGCACGGGCAGCGAGAGGGCGCGCGGGACGGCATCAGGCCGCCATTGCCTTCAGAGCTGCAAGGCCCTCACGATCCAGCTCTGCGTCGAGCTGGGCTTCCGGGTCGTCCTTAGGCTTGCCGGGGAAGAGAGCGCGGAGAAGGTCATTGACGAAGCGTGTGCGGCCACGGTTGGCTTCAATGATCTCGGCCGGGCTCGCGGCATAGGCGGTCTCCGGGGACCATCCCAGCACGCCCGTCGCGACGGAGAACAGCTCGGCGAAAGGATCACTCAGCTTGGCCTTCGCGAGCGCCTTGGACGTTGCCGGACGATGATCGGGGTCGATCCCATAGAGGGCGAAGACGTGCCGGAGCATCGGTCCCTGCAACTGCCCAAGGGTGGTGCCGAGCCCATCCGGCCCGATCACCAACAGCATGTTCGGGTCGAACTCGGACGGGTCGGCGCTCTCCCGAAGGATGTCGGACATCACGGACAGCGAACCGTCCGTAATGCCGCGCACGAGGCTCTGGAGCCCGTGCGCCCTGTCGAGGCGGATCGCGGCCCAGAGGGTCGGCCGGAGCGACATGCGCACCCGGCCGAACTCGATTACGTTGTCAGCCGCGAGCTGCATGGCTCAGGCCGCGACCTTGAGCTTCAGGAAGCGGTCGGGATGGGTGACATCCGCGCCGACGCGCTTGTGACCGACGATGCGGATGAGGCCCCGGCCGGCGAGCGTGAACGGGTCGCGCAGAAAGGTCGGCTGGATGCGGTCCACGATCCGGTAGCCAGACAGGTCGCCGAACACGAGCGGCGTGGAGCCGGCGGTCACGTCGGGCATGTCCACCGCTTCGACGACAGGGCGGCCGTAGAGGGTCGTCGGCGCGTCGGCGGTGATCGGGTCGGCAAGCAGGTAACGCCCGTTGCCGTCCTTCCACGTCCGCATCATGCCCAGCGTCTTGCGGTTTGCCAGCCACACGCCGTTCTGGGCGTGGACGGTCGGCAGGGCGTGGAACATGTTCACGATCACGTCGGCCGGATTGGCGGCCGGGAAGCCGGAGGCGGCGCCAGTCTTGAACTCGGCGATGCCTGCGACCTTGAGCAGGCCCTTCGGCTGACCGACGCCGGAGCCGTTCACGAATGCCGTGCCCTCGGCCTTGCCGAACGCCTCGGCGAACTCCAGCGCCAGTTCGCCTTCGAGGTTGTAGGCGTTGTCTTCGAGAAGCTGCCGCGAGAACGGGATCGACAGCGCCAGCTCGTAGGGCGTGAGCGTGACCTGCTCATAGGTCGGCTCGTCCTGCGTGCGCTCGGCCGTCTCGTCCGTCCACGTCGCGGTGACGCCGGAGACGCGGCGCGGATACTTGGTCGCCTGCGAGCCGGTCGTGACGACGCGGGCATACTGGCGGATCGGGGAGAACTCGGTGGTGAGCTTCAGAAGCTCGCTGGAGATTTCGACAGGCGCGAGGTAGCCACCGTCCGCATCCACCGACACGGTAAGGGCCTTGGTCTCGTCGGCGGACAGCTTCTCGACACCGCGACGGATGAAGGCGCTGAACGCCTTACGCTCGATGGCGCCGGGAGCCTCGCTCGGGCTCGTGATGAGGCCGGGACGGGAGAGACGGCGGTCGGTCGCTTCGGCCTTGGTCTCCAGCTTCTCCAGCCGCGCGACCAACTCCTCACGAATCTTGTCGAGCGCGTCGGTCACGATGTCGGCGACGCCGGTCGCACCTTCGGTCTCGGCCGGGTCGCCCTCGGCCTTGGTTTCCAGGGGCGTGCCTTCGTGGACGGGGTTGTGAAAGGTCATGGTTTCAGTTCACCTTTTGTTCGGAGAAAGATTAGGCCCGGATCGAAGCCCGGAACCAACTCAGAGCCTTCGCGATGGCGGTGGCGTCGGCGGCTGATTTCGTGGAAGTGACCCGCGCGCCGGGATGGCTTGGGAAGGTCACGATGGAGATCTCTGCGAGCCGAAGCCCGTGTTCACGACGGATGTCGCGACCGATCCCGTAGGCGCGGGGAGCGGCCTTCTTCTCCAGCCGGAAGCCGATGGAGAGCCCGTCAACGATGCCGTCGCGCAGGAAGGCGTGCGCCTCGCGAGCACGAGGCGAATGCTCGATGGCGAGGCGGCCGGCGACGTGAAGCCCGTCCGCTTTTTCCTCGATCATGTCCCAGGTGCCGATGGGCTCATCCTGCCGATGCTGCCAGAGCATCTTCACGGGGCCGGTGACGCGGCCGAAGGTGCCGGGATGGATCACGTCGCCGGCCGCATCGGGGCCGGTGCCCCAGGCGATGCCAGTGATCTCGCCCGTGTCGGCGACGGTGAGAGACTTCGTGATGAGGCGGTGCTTGAGCATCAGGCGGCCTCCCCGCCGACGATCTCCACGCGCCCATCGGGGAAGCGGATTTCGAAGCCGCCCGGAAGCTCATCCTCCCGCACCTTCGCCTCGGCTACCTTCGGCACGCCGTTCCACAGCGCCAGTGCGATCAAGGTCGCGAGCTGATGGGTCTCGGCGAGAGGGCGACCGGTCACGTAGGCAGCCACGAGCGCGGCGGCGTCCTTCGGCTTCTCCCCGCCTCCGATGAGGCCAAGGCGGACGATCTCAGGCATGTCGGTCGCGTGGAAGTCGCCCGCGATCACGCGGCGGATCAAGGCACCGATGCCGGTGCCGGTGACGCGCTCCAGCTCGATCACCTGCGGGGTGAGATCGAAGGCACGATCCCGGTCGCCCAGGAAGGCGGTGACAGTCGTGTCAGACATCGGCGATGGGCTCCGGGGCCGGGGTGGTGCTGGGCGTCGCGACGTGCGGGCTGTCGAGCTTGTTGCCGTCGGGATGCGCCGGAAGGTTCTCGCGGGCGCGTGCCTCGTTGGCCGTCATGATCCCGGCAGAGCGAAGGCTGGCGTAGAAGGCGGCGCGCTGCGCGCTGTCGGCCTGAAGCAGGCCGTCGAGCACGAAGTCGATTTCGAAGGTGCGACGGTCTTCCTTGCGGATGAGCGTGCGGCGGAAGGCGGCGCGTAAGGCACTGATCCACGGCATGAGCGTGAGCGTGAGAAACTGGCGCCCCATCGTCTCGGAGTTGCTGAGCGTGGCCTTCGCCAATTCGCCCACCAGCGTCGGCGGCACGGAAAACGCCTTGGCGATCTCGGCCACCTGAAAGGCGCGCTGCTCCATGAACTGCTGATCGACGGACTTGAACTCGATGGGCGTGAAGGTGACGCCGCCGTAGACCGTGGCGACGCCGCCGGAGTTCTCATCGGCGTTCTGGACGCCGAAGCTCGCCTGGAGGTTCTGGGCCTCCGGCCGGTTGCGGATGGCCGGTGCGTTCAGTAGGCCACTCGGACGGGCGCCGTTCTTCATGATGCGCGCGGCATGGTGCTCCAGCGCCAGCGCGAGCGAGATCGCGTTGCGAGCGCGCTGGATCGTGGCCGTGCCGGTAATGCCGTCGAGACTGCCGGGCGCCTTCAGGTGGATCATGTCGGCGTGGCTGACGATCTCCTGTCCGCCTGCCACGGTGACGCGAAACCACGGCTCGCCCGTGATCTGGTCAACGACGATGGAGACGGCTTCCGGCCGGAGATGGATGATTTCGAAAGGGGTGCCATCCGCATCGCGGCGGATGAGGCCGTAGCCGTTGCCGCGTAGCAGAGCGTCGGTCACGAGCTGCGCGCGAAGTTCGCCAGCGCTCATCCATTCGCAGGCGTCATCATGAACGAGGGCGTAGGCGGGATGCTCCGACGCCTCGGTGCGGCCTTCGCCCTTGCCCTGGTAGACCTTGACCGGAAGCGAGCCGATGGCGCCGGAAATCAGCTCCACGCACGCCTTCACGGAAGGCACGCTCATAGCCGTCTCAGGTGTGACGGCCGGGCCGGCGATGGCCGCCAGGGAACCCCATTCGGCAGGCCAGGGCTGGCTCAGTCCGACAACAGCAGGTGCGTTCGCGGCCTTCGTCTCGAACGAGACGGGCAGCGACTCACTTCCGTAGTTCCAAATGGAGGCGACAGACATAGCTCACAAGGATGAAGCGCGATCTCGATCAATCGCCTTGACCTCATAAGTCTATCGACTTCGATGATGAAACACCAACTTAGCTTTATATTTTTTTGTTTCTATTTCGCTTTGTCTAATGGGTAAGCTTGTCAGGTTCGGCATCGATATTCCGGGAGGCGTCGAATAGCGGCGTCTCGCGTCTTGAGCGTAATGTCGCCGTAGTCGTCGCCAGCCGTGCGGCCTGCGTGACCTTGAATGGCGTCGAGCACCCGGTCCCCAATCTCCATCTCGCGCCCGACCGTTTTGAAGCGATGGCGCCAGCCATGAGAGGGGTCCACCGTCCCATCGATCACACCGAGCGAGCGGACCCACGTTCCGACGCGGGCCGCAACGATCTTGGACGGGTGCTGAGCGCTCGCTTTTCGGGATTTTGCCGCATCGTAGAACAGCGGCCCCGCCCCTGCCGCCTTCACGAAATCGAGAAAGCCCAAGGCGACAAGCTGCGGGTGCACGGGCACGTCGCGGTAGGTGCCCGACTTCACGGAGCCCGCGTCAGGTGTGATGCGCAGGAAGGTGATGCCGTCGCGCGTCATAACGTCCTGCACACGAAGCTGCGCCATCTCGGCTACGCGCGCACCGGTCAGCGCACAGAGCCACGGGAGCCATCGCTTTGCTGCGCTTACATGCGCGCTCTCCCGCGTGGCTGGAGAGTGTGCGGCCGGTGGCTCGTATGCGAGTGCCGCTTTCAGGACCGCGCTGGCTTCAGTGTCGTTCAGCCCGCGCTCTCGCGTGCGGACCTTCTTCGCTACATCGATCCGCACCCGTGCGGCCGGGTTCTCGGGGATCTTGTCGTTGTCGGCGGCCCAACTCAGCACTGCGCGAAGCGAGGCAAGATGC